AAACAAGAATAATCATGAGTTGCTAGTTCTTCCAATAGAAGTAACAGATTATTATCGTCAATGGATTGACGAAACATTTCAATGGATGAGAGATGTTCGTAAAGCATGGACAGATAAAACACTACCTACAAAAAACTACAGATCAAATTCAAAAATCTGTAAGACATGTCCAATTCAAAAAGCATGTGAAGATGCTGGCACAGGGGTAGTAAAACTTAAATCCCTGGAGGGGCTCAGTGAAGTTATGTAGTGTATGCGATACATCATTTAAACCTAAAGTAACTTATCAAATTTACTGTACTAAGGTTTGTAGAGATATTGCAACCAGAGAAAAGATTGTGGAAAGATATAATGTCACAAAAAGACAAAAGCGAAAAGGCAAAAAGCGTTTATGTCTTGGCGGTTGTGCACAAGAACTTTCTATCTACAATGACTCTGGATTTTGTTCAAACTGTAATGTTAGTGAAAAAGCAGTTGCAAAAATGTTAAAAGAATTGAAAGGCTATATTCAGTATGAGCAAGACTAAGTGGGGAGCAGAGGCTGAGCCAAAGACTATTTGTGCTATTGATGCAAGCACTAATAGCCTTGCTTTTGCTTTGTTTGATACCCAACAAAAAACATTGGGCAGTATAGGTAAGATTTATTTTGAAGGAAACAACATCTATGAAAAGGTTATGGATGCTGGTAAAAAGGTAAAAGCATTTATTGATTACTACGGTAGTTTTGATGCAATAGTAATTGAACATACAGTATTCATGAATAGCCCTAAAACTGCTGCAGATCTTGCATTAGTTCAAGGGGCTATTCTTGGAGCAGCAGGCCAGTCTGGAACAAAGCAAATAGGCAGGGTTTCTCCAATAACTTGGCAAAACTTTATTGGAAACAAAAAGATTTCTAAAGAAGAACAGTTGGTTATTCGTGCACAAAACCCTGGAAAGTCTTTATCTTGGTATAAGGCTTATGAAAGAATGCTTCGTAAAGAAAGAACTATTAATTTTATTAATATTAATTATGACAGAACAATTACAGACAACGATGTTGCAGATGCCTGCGGTATTGGTCATTGGGCTGTAAAGAATTGGGATAAAGCGATAGGGGAAAGCAAATAATGCCTGAGTTAAATGCAAACATACCACCAATTGAATGCTATGTTCGTGGTAATTTTTTAAGAGATCAAGAAGATAGTCATGACAAATATTTTCCATGCGTTATCTTTGGTGTTTCAAGTATTAAGAGTAGAAGTCCACTGTTTCATTTTCTAATGGAAGATGGAGGAATTTGGTGGAGAATGCCAATCAATGCTTTTTGTACTAAGCCAGGAGTTCCAGAGGAGCCAATTCATAATCTTGTCTTATGGAATTCTTTTAGCCCATATATTTCTGTTACAAAGTTTGAGAACTTAAGCAATATGAGAATGTCATACATTGACAGAACAAAAACAAGTATTCTTGGAACATATTTATTTACTCTTGACTGGCATAATCCAGAAACAAACATACTAGATGATGGATACTCTGAAAATCCAGGGCAGCATAAATGTGGACATGTAATTCAAAGAGATGATGGAAACTTTGCTATTCAGCCTAACAATCGGGTAAGGCTAAAGGAACCCTCATTTGTAACAAAAAATGATCTAGTTATACAAAGACTCATTAATACAAATAAGTGGGACGTTGAAAGTTATGACAAGTGGATGCTTGAAGACTCAAACGCCTACGACTATGAGGTTATTGACACAGGGGTTGACAAATAACACCATGCCTGCTAAACTATATACATCAGAAGTCTATATGCGTAAGCGATATCTTATGGATAAAAAGACTCCAGAAGAGATTGCAAAGGAGTGCGGAGCCAGTGTTGAGACTATCTACGTATACCTTGCAAAATTTGGATTAAGGAAATCTAAAAGATGAAAAAGATTAAATATTTTATGTCATTCATATCATTAGTAATGGCTGTTGGGCTTATAACTGCAATTGCTACACTTAAAAACATTCCAGAATCATTTGACTGGAACCTAGAGGAAGATGAAGATGAGAATTATTAAGCATTTTGTAGATGTTGCAAAGGCACTTACACAAAGACTATTCTGTAAGCATACAGAGTCTTCAATATCATCTTGTCCCTTTACTGGTAGAACATATACAACATGCTTAAATTGTTTTAAAAGATTAAAAGTTGAGGTAACTCCGTGAGTGATAACCTACATATTACTGTTGATCAGGTAAACCACCCCGTTCATTACACATCAGATCCTTCTGGTGTTGAATGTATTCAAATTACTAGACATAGAAACTTTAATATTGGTAATGCATTCAAGTATTTGTGGAGAGCAGGGCTTAAAGATGAAGCAAAAACAATTCAAGATTTAGAAAAAGCCATCTTCTATATTAAAGATGAAATAAATAGATTAGAGGGAAAGTATGTCAAGTGAGGCAGAACTTATTCAACATCTTGATGAAGTTAATCAAGTAGTTACAGAATACCTTAAGGGTAATGATCCTACAGTTATTTCTAAAGAACTAGACATTCCAAGAACTCGTGTTGTATCTTTAATTAATGAGTGGAAGGTTATGGCATCTGCAAATGATGCTATTCGTGCCCGTGCAAAAGAGGCATTAGTAGGTGCTGACACACACTATACAAAGTTAATTACAAAGGCTTATGAAGTTATTGATGAGGCAAGCCTATCAACAAACCTTACTGCCAAGACTGCTGGCATTAAACTAGTTTTAGATATTGAGTCAAGAAGAATTGATATGCTGCAAAAGGCTGGACTTCTTGAGAACAAAGAACTTGCAGAAGAAATGATTGAGATTGAAAGACGACAAGAAGTTCTTGTTGGAATACTAAGAGACATTGCTTCAGAGCATCCAGAAGTCCGTGATATTATTATGAAGAGGCTTTCTGCTATTGCAAAAGAAGGAGAAGTGATTACTGTTGTCCACGATGTTCAATGATTTTCTTGAGGTATTAAAAGAAAATCACTTTGTTGAAACTCCAGTTGATGTAAAGACATTTGTCCAGTCACCTGATTATCTTGGTCAACCACTTTTATCTGATATTCAATATGAAATTGTAGAGGCAATGAGCCAGATATATCGTAAAGAAGATCTAATAGAGATTATGGGAGATGTTGAAGGCACCAAACACTTTAACAAATATACCAAGAATGAACTAATTCTTCAACTTGGCAAGGGTAGCGGTAAAGATTTTATTTCAACTGTAGCATGTGCATATGTAGTATATAAACTGTTATGTCTTAAAGACCCTGCAATTTATTATGGCAAGCCTGCAGGAGATGCTATTGATATTATTAACGTTGCTGTTAACGCACAACAGGCTAAAAACGTTTTCTTTAAAGGTTTTAAAACAAAGATTGAGAAGTCACCTTGGTTTGCTGGAAAGTATAATGCCAAGGCTGACTCAATTGAGTTTGACAAAGCAATTACTGTTTACTCTGGACACTCAGAAAGAGAATCTCATGAGGGCTTGAACTTGCTTATGGCAGTACTTGATGAGATTTCTGGTTTTGCAAGTGAGGTTGTGTCTGGAAATGAGCAAGGAAAGACTGCTGATAACATTTACAAAGCATTCCGTGGAACAGTAGACTCTCGTTTTCCAGACCTTGGAAAGGTTGTTTTGCTTTCTTTCCCAAGATATCAGGGCGACTTTATTTCTCAACGATATGAGTCTGTTATTGCTGACAAAGAAACTGTTGAGCGCAGACATACTTTTATTATGAATGAAGATTTGCCACACGATGATCCTGGAAATCAGTTTGAAATTTCGTGGGATGAAGACAACATTCTCCAATATAAAATTCCAAGGGTATATGCATTTAAAAGACCTACATGGGAAGTAAACCCAACCCGTAAGATAGAAGACTTTAAAGTAGCGTTTTACACTGATCTTGGTGATGCCATGATGCGTTTTGCATGTATGCCAACCTATTCATCTGATGCTTTCTTTAAGCAGATTGACAAGGTTGAGAAGTGTATGAACACTAGAAACCCGCTAGACTCATTTAGAAGGTTTGACGAAACGTTTGTACCAGATCCAGATAAGACATATTATATTCATGCTGACCTTGCACAAAAGCACGATAAGTGTGCGGTAGCAATTGCTCACGTAGATAAATGGGTAAATATCCAAGTAATCAAAGATTACGAGCAGGTAGCACCAATTGTAGTAGTAGATGCTGTTGCATGGTGGGAGCCGAGAGCAGAAGGACCTGTAAACCTATCTGAAGTTAAACAATGGATTATGAACCTACGTAGACAAGGTTTTAATATTGGTATGGTTTCTTTTGACCGTTGGCAATCATTTGATATTCAAAATGAGTTACAAGCAGTTGGAATTAGAACTGAGACGGTCTCTGTTGCCAAGAAACACTATGAAGACCTTGCTATGATGATTTATGAAGAGCGTGTTTCTATTCCAAGAATACCTATCCTATTAGAAGAAATGTCAGAACTTAAAATTATGAAGGGTAATCGTGTAGATCACCCAAGAAAAAAGTCTAAAGACTTAGCAGATGCCGTGACAGGCGCTGTATTTGGTGCTATTTCTCATACACCAAAGAGTAATAATACTGAGATAGAAGTCCATACTTGGTCCTCTTCGGCAAGACTTGCAGAAAGAGAGCAGGGTATGGTAAAATTAGATAATCGAGAAATGCCTGACGACGTTAAGGACTTTCTTGACGGATTTAACTTAATTTAACATTCTGGTCGTGGGATCAGATAAAACTAACAAGGAGAAAGAATGAATTCATTTAAGAAAATCGCTCTTGCCGTGGTTGCAGCCATGACATTGGGCACAATCGTAGCAACACCTGCAAGTGCTGCCGTAATGACAGTGGCTGTATCGCTAAACGGAACTGCAAATACAACAAATTCCGCTATTGCTACACCTGCTGCATTGCCAGTACCATCAGACAACAAGATTGATGCAACAGATGCACTTAGATTTGTTGCAACTGTTGACACAGGAACAGCAGTTACTGTATCAGCAACCAACGCAACAATCGTGTCTGCTCTACACTCAGATGCAGCACCAATTGGAGCATCGTCAGGATCATCATCTTTGACAATCGCAACAGGTACTGGAACAACTGCAACATTTTTTGTCTACACAAAGACAACAGCAATTGGTACAGTTACAGTTACTAACCAGGGAACTACTTTTACATACTATGTACAGGGTACTGCTGGACTAATTAACAACCTATCAGTTTCTGCTCCAACAGCAGGTGCTGCTGGCACAAAGCATGATATTCTAGTTACAGCAACAGATGTATTTGGAAACAAGGTTTCTGGTAAGTCACTTACTGCAACAGTATTTGCTGCAACAGCAGTCATGGATACAGCAACAGCAACAACTGGTGCTACACTTTCAGACTTTGGAGTAGCAACATTTAAGGCAACACTTCCAGCAACTGGAAATCGTTCACTTATTATGTTTGCTCCAACTACTGCTGGCGATGCATCAACTGCTGATGTGGTTGGTCTAACTGTTCGCACACTTGCACCATTTGCAGAAATTGCTGTTCGTGATCTAGTATCAGAACTTGCTGCTGAAAAGGCTGCAAAGGATGCAGCAGTTGCTGCACTTGCTGCTGAGAAGGCTGCACATGATGCAACTAAGGCTGCAGATGTTAAGGCTCTTGCAGATGCAAAGGTTGCTGCAGATAAAGCACTTGCTGATGCAAAGGTTGCTGCAGATGCAGCACTTGCTGCAGCAGTTAAGGTAGAAACAGATAAGGCTGCTGCTGCTAAGTTAGCATCAGATGCTGCTCTTGCTGCTAAGGATGCTCAGATTGCTAAGTTAACAGCAGATAACGCTGCTGCTCTTGCATCACTAAAGAAGGCATTTAACACACTTGCAAACAAGTGGAACAAAAAGAATCCAAAGGCTAAGGTTACTCTAGTTAAGTAACAAAACCTTAAAAGTTTGGGAGTCAGGAAACTGGCTCCCTTTCTTTTTGTCCTCATGTCTAATTGAATAATTTGATATAATAGGTAAGAGGAGAGTCCACCACTTGAAAAAACTCTTGCGTATATTTACAGTTTCTATACTTGCTTTTGCTTGGCTTTTAATAGCCCCTACAGAGGCTAATTCTGACGACCCTCTAACCGTTGCAGCCCAAGAAATACAAGAACTTAATAGCAAAGTAAGCAATTTAGTTTATCAAGATGATTTTATAGATCTTATAGACATAGCAGAAAACAAGTTTGACTATGCCAAAAATGCGATGGAACTTAGAGATGATGCAACCGATGCCCACGAAGATGCAGTAGAGGCAGAAGCCACAGCCTTAGAAGCAAAGAACCTTGCCCAGTCAAATGTGGATGGTCAGACAGCCACAGTAGCCTCGGCCCTTGAACATAAAGACAACGCTCTTGAAGAAAAGAATGATGCTCAAGATGCACTAAGCATAGCCAATATTAATGTTCAAACCACTCAATCAAATATGCAGGCTGCTGGAGGAACAGGTTTGGCATACACTGTTTATACTCTTGTTAGACAAGGTAATGTCGCTACCCCAGGATCTGTGCTTTGTTCTGGCACTTGGAACTCAAGCCACATGCAACTACCAGTTTGTGGTAACAGATACGAAAACTTTATAGTTAAGTTCACTGGTCAAATAACAGTACCGTCTTGGTTCACATCAACATATTTTGCAGGATATACAGATG